TTGAACAATTTAACGGAAACACATCTACTGTACAAACACAAATCAATAACATGATTTTTGATGTCCTTAGTGATGCTGGTCCATTAACTGCTCAAACTAATACAATCGAATATTTCGGTTCTATTTATGGACCTGATTACGATGCGTTATCAGTTATATTTACAAACGAAACTAACGTTTATGGTGTACCTTCGGTTTCAAGTACTGAAACTGATTATGCGTCACCTTACAACGACCCATGGTATTATTCATTATTCAGTAATAATGGTGGTGGAAGTTACTCAGGTTTTTCATTCTTCGCATATGTTGATGACTTAACTTTGATTCCTGTAACAACTACAACAACGGCAGCGTTCACACCAACGCCAACACCTTCAGCGGTTAATCCATGTGCTACGGCAACACCTTTAACTTCACCAACACCAACACCAACTGCGGTTAATGTTAATTGTTACACTGGTACTATTAATGGTACAATCTATTACTACACAGGTACATCTTACACTAACTTCGACGATTTAGTTGTTGGAACATTAAGATCAAGAGGTATTGCAACATACGAAGATTCAACAAACCCAGTGTTTGAGGTTACTAATATTAACAACGTAAGTTTAAATATGGTTAACCAATATTCAGGTGTTACTAAAAACCCATATTTACCATTTGTTGTTAACGTAACAAATGATGATGGTACTTTGTTCTCATTTGAGACTTCATTCTCAACTTCAGATTCACAGTATATTTCTAAAGTATTTGGTACAAGTAACTTCCAAAAACCAAGAAAGAATGTTCCTTTATTCTTAGAGGAAAGATTCCAAGCGTTATTAAATTATGGATGGAATAAAGGTTTCATTAGAGGATTAAGTCCTGTGTTAGTTGCGTTGGATTCAGCACAAAGTGGGCAACAAGATAGTATTGGATGGTACTTAGATAGATACCAATCACCAAGCACCCCTTGGATTGTATCCGAATTAAGAGGTACTAAAGTGTTTGACTTATTTAAGTTCTACTCAATTTCTGATGGTAATTCAGCAAACTCTGAAATAAAAGTTTCACTTATTAATATGTCATTCTCCAATGGAACGTTTGATGTAATAGTAAGAGACTTCTACGATTCAGATGCTAACCCAACTGTTTTAGAGAAATTTACTAATTGTAGTATGGATCCAAGTCAAAACAACTTCATTGCTAAGAAAATTGGTTCATTAGATGGTGAATACGCATTGAACTCTAAATACGTTATGGTTGAAATGAACGAGGATGCACCTGTTGACTCACTACCTTGTGGTTTTGATGGTTATGCATTTAGAGAGTATGGTGGTGTAAGACCTCCATTCCCAGTTTATAAAACTAAATATGACTTCCCAGGTGAGATTATTTATAACCCACCATTCGGTTTCACAAATGGTAATGATGATGCAATCAGATCAAATGGTGATAACGTAAGAAGAACTTACTTAGGTTTCTCAAACAATGTAGGATTTGACCCTGACTTCTTCCAATATAAAGGAAAACGTGCACCAATCGATTTATGTAATGTTGATGGTTTTGAATGGTCATACGAAACAAGAGGATTCCACATGGACAAAGACGCTAGTGTTATTGAAATAGGACCAGGATTTACAACAAGTGGTACACCTAAATACTATGTTGGTGATGCTACATTCCAACAAGAACCTACAAATGAAACAAGTCCATACTACAGAATTTACTCAAGAAAATTCACAACAATGTTCTATGGTGGTTTCGACGGGTGGGATATTTATAGAGAATATAGAACAAACGGAGACAGATATGTACTTGGTAGAAATGGATTCTTGAACGGGGCTTGTCCTTCACCAAGATATCCATTAGCATCAGGATGGGGAGCATTTAAACAAATCTCTATCGGTGATGGAACACAAAGTTTCGCAAATACTGACTACTACGCTTACTTATTAGGAATCCAAACATTCTCTAATCCTGAAGCGGTTAACATCAATTTATTTGTATCACCAGGTATTGATTATGTAAACAATAGTGACTTAGTTGAGTCTACAATCGATATGATTGAGAACGACAGAGCTGACTCATTGTATATTACTACAACTCCTGACTACAACTTGTTCTTACCTACAACTACAGGTGGAGATGGATTGATCTACCCACAAGAAGCGGTTGACAACTTAGAACAAACAGGAATTGACTCTAACTACACGGCAACTTACTACCCATGGGTATTAACTCGTGATAGTGTAAACAATACTCAAATCTACATTCCAGCAACGGCTGAGGTGACGAGAAACTTGGCATTGACCGATAACATTGCATTCCCATGGTTCGCAGCGGCAGGTTACACAAGAGGTATTGTGAACTCAATCAAAGCACGTAAGAAGTTGACTCAAGAGGATAGAGATACTCTTTACCAAGGAAGAATCAACCCAATTGCAACCTTCTCTGATGTTGGTACGGTAATTTGGGGTAACAAAACTCTTCAAATTAGAGAATCTGCTCTTGATAGAATTAACGTGAGAAGATTATTATTACAAGCTCGTAAATTGATTTCAGCAGTTTCTGTGAGATTGTTATTCGATCAAAACGACGAACAAGTAAGACAAGACTTCTTAAATGCGGTTAATCCAATCTTAGACGCAATCAGAAGAGATAGAGGTTTATACGACTTTAGAGTTACGGTTTCAAGTGACACTGAAGACTTAGACAGAAATCAAATGGTAGGTAAAATCTATATCAAACCAACTCGTTCATTAGAGTTCATAGATATAACATTCTACATCACTCCAACAGGAGCATCGTTTGATAATATCTAATCAGACAAATAATTTAAAGGAAAAGGGGAATTCGTTCCCCTTTTTTTATTTACCTAATATTTATTAATGTATGAAAAATTATTATAAACATATCGTTAAACAAATTATTAACGAAATTATAGAGGAAAGAAAAACTCCGGTAATGAAATATTATGCATTTGACTGGGATGATAACCTTATGTTTATGCCAACAAAGATATATCTTAAAGACGATGAAGGTAATAGTGTTGGTATGTCTACCGAAGATTTTGCGGAATATAGAACTGATGTTGGTAAAGAACCTTTCGAATATGAAGGACATACCATAGTATCTTTTGATAAAGAACCTTTCAGAGATTTCGGTGTATTGGGTGACAAACAATTCTTAAAAGATGCGATGTCATCACCAACAGGACCGGCTTGGAACGATTTTGTGGAAGCAATTAATAATGGATCAATTTTTGCAATTGTAACTGCGAGAGGTCATACACCTTCAATGTTAAAAGAAGCGGTTTATAGATTGATTAAACAAAACAAACATGGTTTGGATTCAAATCAGTTGGCAAAAAACCTTTTAAAATATAGAGACTTGGCAGATGAAGAAAAATTATCTAAAGATCAATTAATACGATCTTACTTAGATATGTGTCGTTTTCATCCTGTGTCTTTCGGAGAAGGTTCGGCAACTAACCCTGAACAAGGTAAAATAAATGCAATGGAAGAATTTGTTAGTTATGTGAGAAATTTATCACATTCATTACAACAAAAGGCATTTATGAAAAACAAGATTAGTAATTACTTTACACCATTTATTGGATTTTCAGATGATGATGTAAGAAATGTAGAAACTATGAAGAAGCATTTTGATAAAAAAGAAGATAATATATTAAAGACTTATTTAACTGCAGGAGGACAAAAGAAATTATATTAACTAGTTTGTCTGGTCTAGTATAAGAATATGTCCAAAAAAAATGGAAGTAAATAGAAAAATTTTATTATCGTGATATTTATAATAAAAACTAAAATAAACTAAAAACTAAAATAAATAATTATGGCTGATTTGTTAATGAAAATGCCTATTCCTTACGAACCTAAACGCGAAAACCGTTGGATTTTAAGGTTCCCATCATCACTTGGTATTAATGAGTGGTATGTGGAGAGTACTTCGAGACCTAAATTAAAAATTAATTCAGTGAACATTCCTTTCTTGAACACTGAAACATATGTTGCGGGTAGATTCAACTGGGAAGAAATTTCAGTTAAGTTTAGAGATCCAATCGGACCTTCAGCGTCTCAAGCGGTTATGGAATGGATTCGTTTATGTGCGGAGTCTGTTACAGGTCGTATGGGTTATGCTGCAGGATACAAGAAAAATGTTGATTTGGAAATGTTAGACCCAACGGGAGTTGTTGTTGAAAAATGGATTTTAGAAGGAGCCTTTTTGACAGGATATGATGGTGGTTCATTATCATATGACTCTGATAAGATTGCGGGGATCACTTCAAATATTCGTATGGATCGTTGTATATTAGTATACTAAAAAAATTTACTTTTAATATTAACCGTGTACATTTATAGTGTATACGGTTTTTTGTGCAATAATAAATTAAAAAATATAAAAAAAATGGATCAAGATACGGCTGCTTACGGGCAAATGGACTTTAACTTACCACATGATGTGGTGACACTACCTTCAGGTGGTTTATTCTACAAATCTAAAAAGAAAAGTGTTAAGGTTGGTTACTTAACTGCGAGTGATGAAAATATTTTAGTGAATATTGATTCAAGAAGATCAATTAATGAAAGTGTTGTATTACCTTTATTACGAAATAAACTTTATGAAAGGGATATTAGACCTGAAGAATTATTAGAAAGCGATATTGAAGCGATTCTTTTATTTTTACGTAATACATCCTTTGGTCCTGAATATAAAATAACAACTATTGACCCAAGTAACGGTCAATCTTTTGAGGCTTCTGTTATGTTGGATGAATTAAATCTTACGAAACCAAAAGTACAACCTGATGAAGATGGTACATTTACTGTTAAATTACCACAATCAAAAGTAGATGTTAAACTTAAAATGTTAAGTTTATATGACACAATTGAAATTGCTAAAATAATTGATTCATATCCCGCTGGATATACTGCACCTACAATAACAACAAGACTAAATAAGACCATTTTAGAATTAAATGGTAGTCCTGATAAAAATGAAATAAGCGTATTTTGTCAAAATATGCCAATTGGTGATTCTAAGTTCATAAGAAATTTCCTTAAAGAAAACGAACCG